TCTGTTTGTTCATCAAATCCTCAATTTCTGCTTTTAATAGATTTATTTCGTTCAATTCAAAAGCATTTCCGCTTTCTATATAGTTACACTCTAATTCGATTTTTTGAAGTTTCATTTCATTTAGCCTTTCGAAATCTTTACCAATTCCAAATTCTTCGTAAAAACTATCAAAACATCGTTCGTAAGCTATTAAATCCATTTCTCTTGATCCAACATCAAAACACTTTCTAAAATGCCTTGTATCGTTAGATTTTGAATAATTAAGCCAATTATCCGCAATCATTTCGTCTATATTAAGAAAGTATTGCTCTTTTAATGTATTCTCCATAATTTTCCAATAAATATTCGTGTAAACTCGCTTTGTTTTCTTCAGTCAAACCTATAATATCAACTCCATACGTCATTGATAATGGATTATCATACATACTTTCATCGTCTGCCTCAATTTCAAACCCATTATAATCTACGTTTATTTTAAACGATTCGTAAAATGCTCCAGTATCTTTTAATGTAACATGATCAGTTCTTTGACCTTTTAACTTTTTTATAGAAATTGTATAGGGTGAATATCCGCCTAAACTATTTCCTTTTGAATCTATTCCGTACTCTTCTAATTGTTCCTCGGTATTTAGTCTGATAATTTCCTTTTTGACCTCCTCGTTAATCACATAAAGCCAAGCCTCTCGTTCTGAAAGTTTTTTAGTTTTGTTTATAATTGAGTATAATTTTTGAAACATATTCAAAGGTACAAAAAAAAAGGACGATTTTTAAACCGTCCTTTTTACAATTTTTAAAGATAATTAATCTTGTTTTTTTACGAACTCCTCGTCAAGTTTTCCGTTTGCACTTTTCCAAGCCTTTTTCACGACTTGTTTGTTATACATTGGCAAATCTTTTAAAGCTTGTTCTTCGGTAACTGATTTCAAATACTTAATTGAAAATTCGACCTCTTTTTTGTTATCTTCTGCCATTGTTCTAAAGATTAAACTGTGAATTTATCGCTTGATCCTGCAAATAAGGAACCGCCAAGGTAAAGAACTTCAATATTCGCTCCAGACGCCATTGTTGGTACTGTTAGGGTGTAACGCCCCGCAGTTGTTTCAACAATTGACGTAGGAAAAGCACCGGCCCCGCCGTTTACTTTTACCAAGAAATCACCTACAACTAATCCAGTAATTGGCAAAGCATTTAATGCCGAACCAAATCCATTAGAAACATACGCAATAATTGTGGTTGCCGTTGCCGATAAAGCTTCTAAATTTGTCGAAACTAAACCTTTTAAAGTTGTTCCTTTGTAACCTAATTCGCTCGGAGTGATTGCAAAAGAATTACTTTCTGATGTTTCGTTATCCAAATCAAATTGAACCATAATTTTTTGAGTTGTGGTGTCAGTTGCGTAAACTTTGAAAGCGTCAAAAGTTTCAGTCGCCATTTCATAACCAGTTAGGATTGTAGAGGTAGGATCTTCTTTGATTCCCCAGATATTTCCAGCAACGTCAACTAAAACAAAGTCCATTTCACTGCAACCGATTTTTTCCAATTCTCTTAAAATTGCATGAACTCCGTCTTTGCCCCATAGTTCGTACTTCATTGTTCTAACACCACCAACACCTTCAATTTTGTACTTTCTTGTAGAAGGCGCAGTTTCGTAAACAGTTTCTGAACGATCAAAACTTGCATTTTCACATCTTGGAAATGGAACCCAACGTTTATCGCCAGTCGTATAATTAGCGATCATATCCTTAATATGTTGACCTACATCCGTAACGGTTGCTAAGTCAATAAAATTTCTGTTTCCGTCTTTATCATAACGCGGAAAAATGATTGGAAAAGCAATTGCTTTCATCTCAATCACACAATTTGGACGGTTTAAATTTACGTAAGTACCGCCATCACATGAACAAATTCCTGACATTTTTTCTAATTTTTAAAATTTAACATTCACATTCTTTAGTGTCGTACATCTTTAAATTAAGATTTACTTCGACTCCAGATAAATTTTCGTTTATAATTAATTTTTTGTTTCCTTGGTTTGTAATTTCAACTCCAAATCTTTTTCTTGGTTTTATTTTAAACGTGGTTAAGCGTGGAAAAACATAATCCGAATCAATGTAATCCTTAATCATATACGCAAGGTTTTCCATTGGTTTAATTACGTTTTCTTCTTGTTTTTCGTTTAAAACATTAGGATCTGCGAAGTCCATAATAAACAACTTTATATCGCTATCGAACAAAAGACTTGAATCAAGTGTCCCAGCGTCGTATGAATATCCCTCAAGCAACCAAATGAAAGGCGTTTTTTTAGACGTTCTTTGATTTATTTGTAAATATTCATTATTTGTACTTATCGCAGTACCTTCCAAAAACATTGGTTTATTAATTAAGATTTGAGTACCTATAAAAACGCTTAAAGGATCAGTCGTACCCTCAACCGTGATTGATTGATTAAATACGACAGAAACAACTTTAAATTCGTTTAAATTTTCATCAGTAATTATTTTTCCAACCGTTACCGACTTAGTTGAACATACATTTAATACATTAAAACCAGTAACGCTATTAACTTGAATAACGTAATCCAGATTTGAAATTATATATTTTATCGCGTCAACTATATTCATAATCTTAAATTAAACCACAATTTGAAATCTCTATACCATTAAACTCGGGATAATCTTCTTTGTTTTTTTGTAAATAGAATCTAATTGTCGTAAAGACATCAACTCCGATATTATAATTATTCACAATATTCGACTTTATTAAAGAAGAATTAATTGAGTTTTCTGATATAGATACCGAAACATCAACCGTTGACAATTTAGTTTCTAATCCCCTTGTCCAATAAAAATACACGAAATTTTTTAACATTACTTTCATTCCTAATGAATCGCAAAAATAACCGCAAACGTCCTTAAAAAAAGGATTAAAAATTTCTTGATATAGTGGATTTTGAGGAACACCGTTTAAATCCAAATCAACAAAAAATAAGGCGCATAATTCAACTCCTAAAAGCCTATTTAAGTAACCGTCTTCAACCGTCTTAATTAGTTCATTTAATGAATTTTCTTGAATAGGATTTACTGGGATTCTTAAATCTCCTTCTGCAAAATCTTCTATTTTTAATATGCGCCCCATATTTATTGGTTTAGTTTAGGTTGGTTATTTACAAAAATTCAATAATTCCATGAACCTCCAAAGCTTCTGCAGTTGTAATATGCATTACATCTTTATTGCCTTTTTCCTTAGTTCCGTGGTCTTTTAGAAATTTTACAGAAACGTATTCATTTCCTTTTACTTCTTTGACCTTTTTAGAAGGCGCAACCTCCTTAGAAGTTGCGCTCTTTGTTGTTATTCCCTTTGACATTACTTTAATTATTTAAAATTATGGTAAAGTAATCGCAGATTTAACGGTTGCGATATCGTCGTATAAGAACGCTTTTTCGTCTAATTTTTTAACGAACGCGTGGAAACGAGATTCTCCGACCATTGTAAATTGATTTTTAATCATTTGATCGTTAATCCATCCAATACGAACTGAATAACCAACGTAATTGGTAACGTTATATTTACTCATATCCGCAACGAAGATTTTACCTACTGGAATAGATAACTCTGGACGAATTGTTACGCCTCCGATACTTACAGCGTTAAATAATCCTGCTTGTGGGTATAATGGTAAACCGTCGTTATCCTTAGCAGAAACTAATTGTAAATAAAAATCAACTGGATTTACTAATACTAAATTCGCTTGATAAGGAATTTGGTCTGTAAACGTTGCACGAGTGTAAATATCAGTAATACAAGCGTTTACAACGTCCATAAAATTCGGAGTTTTTACTTTTAAAGCCATTGATCCTGCAGTAAATGTTCCAGCGTAAACCGTTGCACCTTTTGGCTCTGGAGATACACCAGTACCGAATAAAATTCCTCTTTCTTTTTTCAAATCGTGAGTTTTTCTCAAGAAATCAGTTGCAATTGATTGCATTAAAGGAATATCTTGGATAGCTTCTTCAGTTAAAACTTCATACGAAGCAACTTTTACTGGCTCTGCATAACGAGTTTCGATTTTGAAATCGGATTGAGGTTTTGTACCGCCCTCGGCAACGAACGCCGTTCCGTCATTTAATGGAACTGATTCAGTGTACGAATAAAGCGCTTGAGAAGTATTGAACATATTTACCAAGTTCATGATTCCCATAGTTCTGTATGGTACATTTGAAGGAGGTGCCAAGGTTACACCCATTAAATTTGATAGTGGTGCAACTGATTGAGCTGATTCACTTGTCAAAGGTGCAACCGCTTTTAAGTTTAATTCCAAATATCCATGGCCAGAATTTTTGATTTCTCTTAATTTCTCGGCATTTTCTTCTAAGAATTTAGAAACTTGTTGCTCAACCGTTTCAATTGTCAATCCATTTGCTGAATTTAACAATTTAGTGATTGCTTTACCTTGTTTTGCAACCGCCTCAACTAAGGCTTTGTTTTCTTTTGTCAAGGTGTCAGAAAGGTCTTTTTTCAAAGCTTGAATTTCTTCATCCGAAGTTTTTCCTGCTTCTACTAATTCCTTAATGTATGCCTCTTGGCTTTCAGCATGTTCCTTTAATAAAGAAATTTGCTCATCCTCTGTCTTTTTATCGAAATTTTCTTTCGAAATAGACTTACTTTGCAAGAATAGTGCAAAGGTTGTAAATTTGTTTTTCATTTTTTAATGAATTTTTTAATAATAAAATAAACTTGATTTTGCGCCCTCTACTGGCTTATTTTGATTGTGTTGAGTGTCTTTATCAGACGGCTCGTTTTGAGTGTCGTTAGACGGCTCAATTTCATTCTTAGGGTTTAAAGTTGGTGTCAATTCATTGCTACCTTGTAATACTGCTGAAATTTCAATTAACTTAGCTTCGGCAACAGCAAAGAAATAACCTCTTTTTTCCACTACTTCTTTGTTTCCAATACTATCAATATATTTTTGCCATACAGCAAATTCTTCTTTTTGATCTGGATCATTTACAGCCAATGCGATTTTAACGTAATACATTCCGACTGAATGTTGGTTTATTTCCCCAGATTTATATTCATCAAAAACCATTGAATTGTAATCTCTTTTGATTTCTGAATCCATAAACAAAGCCATCGTTGAACCTGCTTTGTCAATTCCCAACTCTCGCCAAGCAATTCTTTTTTCATAAACGTCGATAGGTTTACCAACTTTTGACGTGATTTTTTGCTCGTGATCGTGTAAATGCCAAATTTTACCAACTCTTTCACCGATAGATTTTTTAAATACATTATCTAAATGAACATCGCCGTGAGAATCAGCCCAGTTATAAGTATTTCCGATAATCGTCCTTTTTATCGTTTTATCAGTATCTGAATTTTCATTCATTCCTTTTAATACATTTCCAATATCCATGCAGTTTAAGTCGGCGTAATCCGTGTGCTTAATAGCATTTTTTTTCATTTCGATTATTTCAGATTTATTTTTGATTAGAAAATCAATTCTTTCCTTGTAATCCTTAATCGTTAAATAATCCTCGGTCATATCAGATATATTTTGTTATTTTAAAAAACGAAGATAATTCATTTATTTTAATTTACCTTATTTGTGTCTGTTTTTTTTAAAGTGACGGTTGCTACTAAAACGTCTCCACCACTCGGCAACGGTTCCAAATCAAGTGTTGATCTGAACTCGTTAATAGTTAAAACCTCAACCGCTTTTGTAGACACATTTGAGGGCATTAAATTAATAGCATTTCCAAGTTCGTTCGTTGTTCCTTTGATGGCTTCAATAGACGTTAAATCTGGAACGGCTTTTTCTTCTGTATCAAACTTTTCTGAAACCCATTTTGAAAGTTCATTTAATATCTTTTGGCATACCGGAATATAAACATCTAAATACGCGCTAATTTTTGCCTCTTTTATGTTATTATAAGTTGAACTTTCATTATCATTAAATAATACACTCGGCATTGAATAAAGGGCGCAGATCATTCTTAACGAGGTCAATATCCCTTCAAGCAATTTTAGATCACTTGGGGACATTCCAGTTTGAACGTATCTTAATTTCGTAGCAGAAATTTTAATTTTATTGAACTTTTCAGAACCTCTCATTTCCTCGTCAAGTTCTTTTTGTAGTTTTTCTTTTTCTTGTTTTAGAATTGGAGTATCGGTATCGGAAGTTAATATACCTATCACTCCCCGATTTTTAAATATCGAGGCCTCTGCATTTAGTTTTTCATTCGATGATTGAACAACGATCCAACCGGCTTGTAAAGGCGATAAACCATAAAGTTCGTTTCCATTATCGCAAGTTAGTACGTTTGACGTTTTTATATGTAAAATTTCATCTTTTTCGTAAAATTTTTTTCCAACTCCAGTATTATAGTACCCAGAAATATCGCCAAAAGTGTCAGTTTTTATAGTTATAAAAGCAGGATTCAATAAAATAAATTGTCCGTTACCTTCTAAACCGTAATTTTCCTCAAAATATATATACACATTTCCAGTAAGTAGTAAAAACTCGGCTGTTTTTTGAATAAATAAAGAATCTGAACTCTTTAAAATTTTCTCAATCAATGAATCCTCTAAAACATCCCCTTTATCATTTTCAACTTTTATCTTAATAGCAGAAACGTTTGTTGAAATTCTATTTACAACCATATAAACCAGCGGGTTTGAAGCGTATGTTTTTAGGAATTTCAAATAATTTCTTCCAGTCAACCCCCAACTTGAAAAGTAAGTGTCAAAAATATCGAAATATTCCTTCGCTACCAGCTTGGCGTCATCTATTAAATTTCCAAAGGTATTTTGAATTGATTTCCCAGTAAAAAAGTTTTTTGCCTTGTCAAATATTGAAGCCATAAATAAAATAATTTTATACGCAAATATAAAACATTTATTTTAACATTTTGACATAAAGTAAAAAAGGGGCGCGAAACCCTTTGATATTAAATAAAAAACGTATAACGAATAGTTCTTTTATCTTTCACAAAATCGTCTTCATTAAAACCTATAAATATTTCCGCTTTTATTGAATCAATAAAGTATCTTTTTTTAAGATAATTTTCAATTTTAAAAATTTGAGAATGTAATTTTTTAGTATCTTGAAATTTTTCATTCTTTAATTTAAAGTGAAAAATAATTTTTTCAATTTTAAATGGATTTTCTATTGAGGGTTTGTAATATTTTTTCATTATTGACAAGGTTCAAAAATTACTTCATTATTTTCTGGGTTAAATAAAACCGTATAAAGTTCAACCCATTCTTCCGAGTCATTTAACACTATTAAATCGTCTTCTGAATAATGGTATAAACAATATTTATCATTTAATTGGTATTCTTGTCCGTAGGTTAAACTTTTTATAATTTCAACCGTTACCAAATTTAAAGCCTCTTCGAATTTTGTATCCATTTTTTCAATTTTTTTTATTACTATCATTGTAATCTGGTTCTAAAAGTTACGTAATATCTATAATCAAAATAATCTGTCATTGGATCATGGTATTTTCCAACTGAAACCCCTCCAATTCTTTTAATCATTTTATTTATTATTTCAAAAATCATTTTCACGTCTTTCGAATAATAGTTCAAATGATAATTATTAATTGAAGTGTATTTTTCATTTTCTGGAACTAAAATTTCTCCGCAAGTTGGTATTTTTTTTAATTCTACATTGAAAGTTGAATAATGTTCTCTCGTTACTGAAAACTTCCAACCTTCTTTACTTGGAAAAGTTGCTTTCACTTGTTTTCTCAATTCTGCTACTTGTTCTGTTGTTACGTATGCCATGTTTTCTGTTTTATTTATGTTTTAAAAAATGGCTGTCTTTCCAGCCTGTCAGTAAGTTTAATATTTACAGATTTTTTTTAGTACATTTAAGTCTTTAATCGCATCAATTAAAGTTGTATCGATTATTCTTGCGTTCCATTTTTTACCAGTTAGTGGGCTTGTGTAGGTTACTTCATACATTCCAGAGCCTTCAACGTTAAAACCTTTGAAATTAAACTCAAAGTCAGATAAATTAATTTTTGCTTTCATAATCTTATTTTTTAATGTTTTGTTTTATTTCTATACCACAAATATAAGTATTTATATTTAATAAACAATACTTTTATAAAAAAAAATATAAAAAAATGTTTATTTATAATGATTATAAATAAGGAAATATTATAAAAACGTAATAATAGGATAACGAACAGCGTCCCAACCGTGGTTATGTTTATCTATTGGAATATCTAAAATCGTATCAGTTTTTTCATCTATTTTGAATTTATAATTATCAGCCTCGCTTTGTATTCCAGTTGCGTCTTCGTGAATAAATATTTCATAGGTTTGGATTTTTCTAATACCGTCTAATATTGATCCAGAACCCTTTGTTGTTTTCATTGCTGGTAAACCTTCATTTTGTAGTGCAAGAATTGACCTTGGCTCGGCTGAATCACAAACAAGATATGTTTCACCCTCTATTAATGACCTTTCTTGTTTAAGAATAACCAATAAATCGCTAAACTCCAATTCAGAGGAATAAACTATTTGTCTGATGTATAACTTATTTGAAGAAATCGTTAATTTGACGACTACTAATGGATCATTCCAGCCCCAGTCGAGGCCGTAAAATTGATAATCATATCCCTCTGGCTCATTTTTGTAAGTTTGCCATTTAGGGTAAATTATTTCACGTCCTTTATAAATTAATCCTTTCCCATAGATACACCATTTACGCTCGTCCGCCGTTCCTTGTCTTATATTTTCTTCGGTAGGTTCGTATGATTCAATTTTACGAACGATTCTTGGATTTAAAAAAGGATTGTTTTTATATGAAGTTCTATATTCAAAAACGTCGTCCCTTTTTTTCAATTCATAAACCCATGATTTTGGGTGCGAAGGATTACAATCGCAGATAAAAAACTCATTACAACGTTGCTCTAATTGATCAAATGTAGATTGATAAGTCGATACTGCCTCATTTATGAAGAAAATATCTGACTTGAAACCATAAACCCTCATAGGATCATCTAATACTCCCATAAAAGTAACGGTATTTCCGTTGATTGTGGCGGTCATATCTTGTTGATTAAGCCTCATTTTTGGAGCCATTGCCGTATAACCTTCATAACCATAACAAAGGGATTTAAAATCTTTTAAAACGGTTCTTTTTAAATTCGTTAGTGTGTCCCTACAAATTGCAATTTGTTTATTTCTGTTTTTTTTACAATAGATTATGATCCATTGTAAAATTGAAATGGTTTTTCCAGAACGTGTTCCACCAACTAAAACGCAACCCCTTGTTCCTCTTACATAATGATAATCAATAAAATCATAATTAATCGTCGAATCTATGTTCATCTTCGAAGTTTTTTCGTATGATATTAACCGTAATTGGCTCCCTTTCTGAAACGTCTTCGATTTCTTGGCGTTCTATATAACCTCTTTTTTTTCCTTTTGTTTTCAAAAAGAAGATAGTTGCGCTCGTGTTTCCTTCATTTATTTGTTTATGAAGTTGGGTTTCAGCAAAATCCAAAGTAAGTTCAGAAATTTCGTCAACTTGTTTTCTATATTCCTCGTCTTCGTTATACCATTCATAGTGCATAGATCTGTGTACGCCTACAATTTTACACGCAGAAGTAACAACTCCAAGCGTTTTTTCGAGCGCTGAAACTAAAGCCCTTTTCTTAATGTCGGTTTTTGTTGGTCGTCCTCTGCTCATAAGTAATCTATTTAATCAACGTTAAAAATTCATTTCGAGTGTTTAAATCAGTTTTAAAAACTCCTATCATTTTACTTGTTGTCGTCCAAGTATCATGCTTTTTTACTCCTCTCATGCACATACACAAATGCTGTGCTTTAATTACAACGGCCACACCGAGTGGATTTAATTCTTTTTGTAACCTTTCAGCAATTTGTGTCGTAATTCTTTCTTGATTTTGAAATCTATTTGCGTATAAATCAACCGTCCTTGCTAATTTAGACAAACCAACTATTTTTCCATTTGGAATATATGAAACGTGAGCAACACCAAAAAAAGGTGCCGTATGATGTTCGCATAGTGAATAAAAAGGAATGTTTGTTTGTACCACCATTTCATCCGTACCTTCAGCGTCAAACGTTGTAAAATTAAATTCTTTCGGTTTTAAAAATTCCTTCATAAATTTAATATACCTTTTTGGTGTATCTTTTAATCCTTCCCTTTCAACGTCCTCACCTAAATATTGCAATATTCTTTTAAAATTATCTTCAACTGGTTCTTCTTTTATTTCCCATGGAAAAACAAGCCATTTATTCTTCAAATTTTCCTCTGTTTTTTTGTTATATAGAGCGATAAAAGGTTTGTCTGGATATTTATCTCTAAAATTTTCATAAGTAGTTCCAGAATCAATTAAATCGTCAATAATTATATCACACTCCTCAACTGTATCAACTGGATTTAGCATTGCTGAAATATATTGACCTCCTCTTGGAACTCCATACGTTTTTTTATTACCAATAAATTTTTTTAGTTCCTCAACTCTTTGTTGAATTTCTTTCCAACTAATTACAAAACGTTCCATATTTTATGATTTTGAAGTGATAATTTCCATTGACCGTTTTTTATACATAAATCGATACAATGCTTTAAATTTTCTGAATTTATATTAAATCCGTCTGAATGAGGTGAAATCCAATAATGTTCGGCTTTTATGCTTGGCTCTGGAATTGATTGTCCTTTATGTCTTACATAGCGTAATTCATTAACTCCTTTTGGAAAGTTTTTTTTAATAACGTGTTCTGCTACTTTTGGTGAAACACAAATAAAATCAATACCCTCTGGAACTGGATTTAAACCACTTGTTTCAATGGTTTGGTAAAATCCGTCACTTTTAAAATGATTGACAATTTCTGCTGTTAATTGGTCTGTTGGTTCACCACCAGTCCAAGTGATTTCTCTGCATTGTGGCGCGTTTTCTTTAATCCAGTCGCATATTTGCTGAATTGACATTTCTTGACCACTTTCAAACTCGGTATCACATTTAATACCCATTGAATAACAAGCGTTTTTTGCTTTACAACCGCTTAATCTTATAAAGATTGTCGGAGTTCCTATTCTTGCTCCTTCACCTTGTAAGGAATAAAATATTTCACTAACTTTTAACCTCATATATTGCACTATTTTTTTCATTTTCAAATACTTCTACTTTTACAACCTTACATCTTCCAGCATCTTGTAAAGATAAAGTATGATTAAATTTATCAAATACTAACTTTGCAAGGCTTTCACAACCTATTTTTTCCAACACTTGTAATTTACACAAACCTTCCATTGACATTGATTGGAATAAATCTAAATAAGGATCGTCTTTTTCAATTAGTAAAGTGTGGTCAAACATTTCGTTCATCCAGTCCTTTAATCCGTTATGTTTAAACCCTCCAAAATCTACAATCCAGTTCATATCGTCCAAAGATTCTGATGTAAACCAAATTTTAAATTTTAAAGCGTAACCATGTAGCAATTGACAATGAGAATGTTTTGCTTTCCATTGTCTTAACGCTACTGAATAATTATCAAATATTTTTGTTGATTGATACATATTTCTCAGTTGAATAGTATTTATTATAACCGTTTAATTTTTTTTGAATTTGCCACTTAAATTGACCAATTAAAGGCATATTAATATAAATACCCATTAAGTATTGATAAATTTTTAAATTTAACCAGTTACTATCTTTGTATTTATCAAAAAGAGGTATTATATTTCGTGTTCCAATAATTACTTCATTGTAACCTAATTTTTTAACTTCAGATATAAGATAATAATTTCTATTTTGTATATCTGTTTTCCAATTTTTATTAATTACAATCAATTCTTTTCCTAATTTTTTTGCCATTTCTTCGGCCATTGGATGTTCAAGATAGTGATATTCTTGTCCGTAATTAAAATAAATACAATCAAAATCTTTTTCCAGTAATGCACAAGCGACGGAGTCCATTCCCCCCGATAATAATAATGCCTTTTTTACTGGTTTATATCGATTGATTAAAAATGGTTTCCAACGAAAACTTGAACTATGAAACGGAATATCTACTAAAATATGAATTAAAACACCTAAAAATAGATTCCAATTAATAAAAAATAATAAAAAAGGAAAATACAAGGAATGAGTAATATCATAAAAAACTTTTCCTCTTACGTTCCATTTATCAAATTTTTTAAATTTAAGTTCATTTCCAATTAATGAGATATCTGGAATTAAACTACCTATTAAAAAAAATTCACTACCAGTAATTAAATAACCAGTAATTCCTATTGCTGTATGTCCTAAAATATTCATTTTATAAATTTATTTCTGCGTATTTTTGAAATTTTATCCATTCGTAAAAATTATTTTTTGCTGTCATATCTGTTTTAACTCTCATTCCAACTGGTTTACATTTTTTATCGAAGCCCGAACCATTAAAAACATAAATTGCACCAAATCTATTTCCAGATAACCAAGAAGTTGAATCAACAGAATAAAATGGAATTTTTTTTAGCATTTCAATTTTAGTGTACCCCAGTCCGTGTACTTTTACATTTTTTGAATTAGCATATAGTACCATTTTTTTTAACTGTTCAGGATTTGTTCTCGTCCATTTGCTATCGTGCTGTCCCGATGCTCCGATAGCAATATAATTATAATCTTCACACAATTTTTTATAATAATCTATCCCAAGCATTTTGTGAAAAACTGGTATTGTTTTTTTTTTAGTTTTTTCTTCAATATATGCTCTTATTTCTTCGGTTTTTTTAATACCATACTCAGGAAGCGTGTAAAGGTCTAATTCAAAAAAATTTTTTATATCGTATTTATTAATAAAATCGATGTATTTTTCAATATATTCATTCATTGATACCTTTGCCCCACCTATAAAACTAAATGCTCCCGAATCCAATAAAAAGTCCTTATATAAATGAATTTTTTTTGCTTCTTTATCATTTATTTGATAAAAAGTATTTAATCTTGAAAAATCAAAAAAATTATCATTAAACCATAATTTTTCCCATCCACTACCAGCTAAAAAAACTTTCATTTTGATAAAAGATTAAAAACTATCTCTTCTTTTGTTCCAGAATGTTTTTTGAATAATTCAGATATTTCAGCAAAATCTTCTTCAGTATATTCCAGAACTATTTTAAATTTCTGTTCCTTTTCTGAATCTCCATTTTCTTCAAAAAAATCATCTAAATTAATATCGCTACTTTCAAAAGTTTCAACGCCCCAATGATTTAACAATTCTGAATCCCACTCATTTGCTAAAACATCCCAGTCCCATTCACCGCCAGAAACATTATCTTTAATCAAAAATTCTTTTTCTTGTTCTTCGGTTAAATTATTAGCTATGATAATAGGAATTTCTTTTAATCCTGCTTCTAAACAAGCCTTAAACCTCATATTGCCCCCAAGTATTGTCATATCTTTATTTACCACAATAGGGCGTATATTAAGCATTTCTGGAAATTCTTTTACTGAACTTACCAGTTTTTTAAAGTTTTTATCTCGAATAAATCTTGGATTGTTTTTATTCTCTTGAATTTCAGATATTTTTACCGTAACGATTTGCATTTTTATTACATTTTAAACCAAAAATACGATTTTTTTTTTGATTTTAAGATGTTTTCTGATTAGAAAATCCTTTTTTATTGGCTTTGTTTTTCATAAAAAAAAGCAACGCCGTCAAACCGTTGCTTTTCATCTAAGTATTTACCTAAAAAATGTACTATTATCTCAAGATAAATATAATCAATTTTTTTGAATATTAATCTTTATCATGTTATTTTCATAAAGCATAGGATCTTTATATTCCCACCACGTCATTGAATTTAAAATTGCTATTGTATTATCATCTAATCTATCACAGACTATTGTTATATGACCCTTGGTTGCCGTTACCAGTTTTGATTGTCTAATTAATCCGTATTTTTTAGCCCAGTGTACCAGTTCTTCATTTGACCAAATATATTCATTTTCATTTATTTCTGGCATTGGAATTATTCTACTCCGTTCTCTTTGTTTTAAGTGTTGAATCTCAATTTTAAATTGAAGTAAGATTATCAATGTTGACAAAATTATTGTGCAACATACGATTGTAATTTGTGTACTCATTTTATTTATTTTTTAGTGTTTGATTTAATATATTAAGGGCGTAAATTAATACGCCCTAACTAATTAATTTGCTTTTTCAATGATTAATTTATGCGCCCATTTCACAAATGAATCAAACTTTAATTTGATTTCAGTTGAAACTTCTGAATCACTAAATTTAATCGGTTCCTTAATATCGAAAGTTTTTACCCACATTTGCAAAACTTCTGTTTCGGTTAAATCTGGACGTTTTTCGACTTGAATTTTTTGCTGAACTTGTTGCCTTGCTTGTTCTTGAATTTTTTGCTGTTCTTCCTTCAATAAATCGTCCTCTTTTTTCTTTTGGATCAATCCAGATTTAATCACTTCGTAAATTTCTTCGTCGTGTGTTTCTATTCCAACTGGCGGACAAATTTCTAATTCTCTTAACTCCAATGTTCTTTTTTCTTTTAACTCGTCAAGTCTTTTTTGTTCTTGAATTTGAATATAATTTTCTTGTTGAAGTAACGTATGTTCCATTTTTTTGAATGTCATTTCAAAAAGTTGTGATGTTTTTAACCACATTTTGTCCTCAAGCGTGAAACTTAACATCTCCTTCTGAACTTCTTCCCTTTTTTGCTTGATTAATTTATCCAATTTCAAACGCTGATCTTTCAATTCCAAACGACTATCTCTGGCGATTTTCATAGTTTGCGTGTCGTTTACGTCTTTTACAATTAAAGTTTTAAGTTCATTTTCTCGCTTTTCAGCTTCTTCAACGAATGCTTTTACCATTAATTGAACCGCCTCTTGTTTTTTATCATTTAAACCAGAGGCTTTAACCAATGAAATCAATTCTTTTTTCATATTTACCATTTATTAACGTTACTTATGCAATAATTAGTTCCAACATACGCTTTCATCCAGTCACTTTGACTTAAAATAAACTCCTTTTCATTACCACTACAATCATTTTTAATAGTGATTGAATAGTTAATTGCATTGTCGCTGATTATTTCGCCACAATTACAATAATCTTCTTTCTTACATGACATTACCACTAATGTCAGTCCAATAATTAATGTTAGTTTTTTCATTGTTCTTTATTTTTAAGTTCTTGTTTTAATCTTTTTATTTCTTAATTAAGTAGGGCGTTTAAACCCTACTTAATTAAATGTTCGTAATCTTCTCCAATTCTTTGAGATAATTCGATCAACTCAATCATTGCTTTTTTTTCTTCGTGACTTAGATCGTCCAAATCTAAACCGTCATTTAATGTATCGAAACAATCTTGTAAATCTTGTAAAGTGTTTCTAAATCTGCAGTAACTCATATTCGCCATAACTTATTGTTTTAATATTTAATTCTATACCACAAATATAAGTATTTATATTTAATAAACAATATTTTTTGATAAAAAAAATGTTATTTATAACGATTATAAATAAGGATTACAATCATTTAGCGCATTAAAACGCGTCATAACAGTCAATAGGCGAGAATAAATCCGTCGCCTATTTTTGTGTTATAAGAAACCCTATCGGGTCGCTAATCGCTTTCTTATAACAGCAAATAGGCTCAATTAATTAAATTAAACAACCTTCGTGCTTTTATAAGTATATTTTTATCTTCGCTCATCAACGCACTAATTATTAATTCAGCTCGTTTATAAGTCGTTTTTTCTATTTTTTCAATGTAAATTTCTACATCTACTCCGAGTGCCTCTGCACACGCTAAATCCATCATATCATACATTTTCGTAAAATTTAATTAACTAAGCCTATTTGCAAACCGTTAGCAAACATTGCCAGTTTCGCAATTCCAACAACTACCACCATCTCGATATGGATTAAAATTATCACCACAAACACAAGGCGTTGAAGACAACGATTTGCTAACAACAACTAAACGCAAGTTTTTTAACTCGGTTCTGTGCTTATCAATGGCTTTTAGCACATCTTCAATCGTTTCAGGTTTTAGCCCTACTTTTTCATCAAGTTCATTAATGTAATCTTGAATCTCTATTAATATTGTTTCGTCTAATTTCATTTTGTCGTTATTAAGTCGTTAAAAAACTATCGTTTAGGTGCGAATCGTTAGCACCCATTTGAAGACCGAAAAGGCACACGAATGAAGTCTAATCCTTTGTATTTAAAAGGGTATTTCAAACGCTTCAAATAGTTGTGGCTAAATCCTTTCACTTTGCACAACTCAACAAGAGAACCCCACGCTTCGTAGGATTCTCCATTGGTCAGTATTATTATATTTTCATTCATTATACTTTTGTTGTCAATTTAAAATTGAAGTGACTATCAGGAGTTTTACTATCATTTGTGTAACAAGTAATATTTACACAATCTGTTCCGTTTTTGTATTTATCAGCTTCTATTGTAGCAACTGTAAATTTAAAACCTTGTTTTTTGAAAGTATCTCCTACTTTTAAATCTTTTGCTGTTCTCATTTTTCTTGTTGTTTTAATTTGATAGTGTAAAGATACAATAAATATTTACACCTGCAAACTTTTTGAGTAAAAAAGTGTAAATATTTTTAAAATAATTCCACCTAAACAAAAAAACGGGTGCTAACAATGTATAACATACATTAAAACGATGTGTTATACTAACCGTTATGCTCTATTGCTTAAATTTCAGCTTCGAGTTAATATTTACCGTGTTTTGTTCTTTTTTCTCCCCTCGCACAAGTGAAACTAATTCATCTTGAATAAAATTCTTTAAATCCTTATTTTGTTTAATTGCAAGTATCTTTAAATCTTGTACAATTTCGTTTGGTATGTCAATTAGTTTTTTCATTTTGCTTTATAAATTATTGAATACATTTTAATTCTTTGTCTGGTTTTTTCATATCCACAAACAATTCTCGCAAAATTACCTTCGCTTCTTAATTGTTGAACAAACTTCTTAGCATATTCTTCCGACGATGTTGCATAACTTTGAAATATCTTACTCCATTGCCTTGTTGATTTTTCTGTAATTAAAAATAAATCCCATCCATTTTTTAAAAGTTCATCGTGCTTATCATTCCAATATTCATAATTGGAACCCTTATTTGCTTCAAGTCTTTTCTTGTAATTATCACAATCCCATTTTAATCTTTGCTCTGATGTCATATCTTGTCTATGTCCCATTTGCTGTATTATATTAGGTTCATTATCTACATTTATTATATCAATTAAATACTTAACGCTCATTTTCTTAAAGCGTTAAGTAATTCACATTTTGATTCTGCTCTCCATTTTTCATGTTCATCATATTCATAAATTGTTTTTTTATTTTCTTTTGTATCAAATACAAAATAACCAAACAACATTCCGAATTTAATTACTTCTTTTACCGTGTATCTTTGTGTTTCCATTTTTATTTTGTTTTAATATTTAACTGATACAAATATATATAATATATATTATATACACAAGTTTTTTAACAATTATTTTTAAACTATTTTGTAATTGATTGATTTCCAACACACAAAAAAGAACAAATTATTTCTTCTATTGTAGATTTACGTTAAAATACGCAACAAAGCATAACACAATGTTGAAAATATTGAAACGTTTCCGTTATGGATTACGTTATTTATCAAATTCTTTTGCTTGGTATAACCTAACTTTTTGTAAATATTCAGATCCCCCAGACGGCATAAAAAAATAAAGTGAATCACTCTCTTTAATAATAGTGAATTTCTTTTTTTCGGTTTGTTCTTTTATTCTTTGACGTTGATAATTTGTATATGATAATAAAAACCAAACGCCGTAAATCCAAAATATAAAACAAATAAATACGAATAGTCTGATATATAACCTTTCTTTTGCTAATTTACTTAACGCCATATCCAAGTAATTAATAAGTAAATAAATAAAACCACTATCATTTCTATCGTTGTGGCCAAGATAAATACGTTTGTAAACGTGTTTTTAAATGATTTTAATTCTCTAAATATAAAAAATCTTGTTAAACGATAATAAAGGTATAAAACGTATGCTACAAGGCAAATAAACCCATAAATCAAAACGTTAAATATGTTTGCAGTTGTTTCTTTCATCTTAAAAAATTTAAAAAAGGGGCGTTTATTCCCCTCAATAGTTAATAATTGTTTATTTTTTTTGGTTTTTCATTATTAATGAAATCGCCTATTTTTTTAAGCGTTCTAAATTGTAAACCCTCTCCGCGTTTAATAAATCCGATCAATTGAAGTGGGTGTATTCCAACCTCCTTAGCGAATCCAGTCGGAGTTCTTTTTGTTTTTTGTAAATATTCCATTAGGGAAAGTTTAATTTCAAGTTCTATGCTTGATAATCTTCTTAAATCAAATGACATTTTTTCTATTTTTTAAATTATTTAAAAAGGTAAATCATCGTTTTCATCTTCTTGACTTGCCTTTTGTACTATTTTTTTAACTGGTGTACCTAATTGTTCTGAACTTCCAATTTTATCAATTTTCCACGCTTCAATTGTATTAAAATATCTCACTTCTCCTTGAGGTGAAATCCATTCACGCCCCTTAATATTGATAGATACGTCTATAATATCGCCCTCGTTAAACATTTCCAATAATCGGCATTTATCTTGTATTAATTGGATTAATATTTTTTGTGGGTACATTTCCTCAATAGTTTCTACCACGAAATCCCTTTTTTTAAAATCCGCAGAAATTTGATTTTCATCTGCTTTGTAAATTAATTTACCTTTTACATTCATAATTCTATTGTTTTTTTATTAAAATTATTAAAATTGTTTAAATTGTTTTTTTAATTTATCGAAATAAATTCTGCACTGCTCAACTCTTCGAACCATTAACTGCTCGATAACTGGATCTCTTTTGTATTGTAGTGTAAATTTTCTTAAATTCAACGGCAAATCGTCCATTTCGTGAATTTTTGGACTTTCGTATGGTTTTCTTAATTCTACTGGAGTAGTTATTAAACAATAGTCTAAAAAGGCCTCTGGAACGTCGTAAAGCCTCATATAAACACGTAATTGATATTCGTAATTTGTGTTTTTTGCTTCTTTTTCTGTAATTGGAAACGTTATCTTTGACCAAGGACATTTCGTATCTCGAATATATTTTTTAGGTTTTAAAATATCGCAAGTTCCTTTAAAATATCCATCACCTTTTCGAATTTCGTTCTTTTCATAATCTTCATCGTAAATTAAATTAAGCAATTCAATAGCCCCTGATTCACATTTATGACCTTTTTGAAATTCATCTTTACTTATTTCTGGTTTATTATAATTTAAGTAAATCATTTTAAAAACTTCTTCAACGTATGTCATTGCGCCTTCTGGTAATTTATCAGATTTTAGTGAGGCCATAATTCGTGAGGCCTCACTTGCTCTAATAATTAACTCACCGTCTTTATTTAGATACTGCCTTTCTGCGTCTTGGTTAATCATTTTTCACTTTTTTTAATTCATCAAGTTTTTTAATTTGCTCTGGCGTTAATTGGAAATTTGCTTTTAAATCTTCCATAGAATAATCACCATTTTTTATCAATTCAAACGCATTTTGAAATCTTTTTTCATTAATAGCGCCTTTTTGTTTTGTTTTGGAGTTGTTTTCTTTGTTTGTTTCTCCTTTTTTATCATTTGAAGTTTTTTCGTACTCGTTCGAATGATGTTTATCAGCGTCGTCTATTTTACCAGTTGGAATTAAAAAAGTATAAAGTAAAGCGTATTTCAGCGCATATGTTGTGGCCTTTCCAGCGCTTTTATCTTGTGTATCAACTCCATGTCCGTAACCTTTTATTTCAATTGATTCTCCAGACGTGTGATAAAGTCTATATGTAGTTAAAACATCCGTAAAAACGGTTTGTTTTCTTTTAATATTTCCTTGATAATTTTCGTCGTAATGTTCAATCCTTACATTTGGCTGAATGTCTACTGGGAAAATTGCTAAACCATTTTTTGACATTGATCTTCCAACCGCTTTTTTTACTTCTTGGTCGGAAACGCCTTTATAGGCGCTTATTCCAGTTCCAACTTGTAACGTTTTGTCGATTCCCTCGACTTCCTTCATTACTTCAATTACTGCTTTAAGTAAATTTTCCATTTTTGTTTTATTTTTTGTTTTAAAATTATTCGAAATCTTCGTCTTCTAATTCGTAACCTTCAAAAACTAAAAGACCGTCATATAGTCTTCTTCTTGTTCCAAGACCGTCGCAATCTTCACAATCTTCTAATTTTTCGTCCCAAGGTTCGTACGCATTATCAACTCTTCCAGAACCGCCACACTCCTCGCATGGGTGATCATATTCATCACACTCATCCACTTCTACGACTGTAACGTCTTCTTTTTTTACAAGTCCTTTTAAAATTGCTTTGTTTAAATCTTTTTCCGTTAAATAAATCATGTTTTCTTGTTTTAAATTTTCTGTAAATATAAGTAAATATATTTAATAAACAATAATTTTAAATAAAAAAATATATTTTTTTTTAACGGCCATTAAAATTTGATAGTTCATATTCTTTTCGTAAATAAGATATATGCTGACTCATTGTGTTTCCAACTTCATATGAGGCGTCTAATATAAATTTCAATGAATTATAATATCCGTCAGCAATTTTTTCGGCTTCGTACATTAAAACTGATTCATTTTTTGCTAATTCAACTGCTTTACTCATTGGAAATTTTTGTTCAATTAATTTAGCAATTTCACCGCGTCTTATGATTTCCGTTTGTGCTTCGCACTCCTTCCAGCTTTGTCTTGCATTACCAACCTCCACAGCAAGTAAAAATTGATAAGTTACTAATTGCTTTCTGGCCTTTAATAAATCTTCAATTCCAGAATAATCTTTCGAAAGACCTTTGTACCAATGCACTATCTTTGTTATTTCTTTAATATTATCATTCATTTTGATTATATTTTAATCATTTTTTATAATTATTGCTGATAGAATGTAAATTTTACCAAAGTTCATATTCAAAGTATTAAAATGAAACTTTATTAATTCTTGTATGCAATATTTATTTGATTTTATATCCAAAGTAACGCTGAAAGGACATTTCTGTCCTTTAACAACGTAATATCCTTCTACTCTTTTTTTCATAGCAATCCGTTATCGTTAAATGAATAATATGATTCGTCAGTAATTATGATATGATCCATTAGCGTAACTCTAAATAAATCGCAACATTTTTGAAGATTTTTTGTGACTTTTATATCCTCGTCTGAAGGTTTTAAAACTCCGCTCGGGTGATTATGAGATAAAATAATTCCGCTGGCATGGCTCAATAATGCAACTTGCATAATTATTCTTTGATCCATTATCACGCCAGTCATTCCACCGCTTGAAAGTTTAAAATGTCCAAGAACTTTATTATCGTTATTTAAACATATTAAAATGGCCTCCTCAGTCCAACTTATGGTATCAGAGTTGTAAATTTCTCTTAAACATTCAACCGCTTTTACTGATGAATCAATGTGAAATAATTCAGATTTCTTATTTTTATACTTTAAACTTATTTCAATCTGTGGTGTCAATATTTTTTTCATATTTTGTTTTTTAATTTGTTTTAAAATCAATTATTATTACAAATAAAGATATACTGTGATATTTGATTTTTCGAATTTAATGTAGGCGTTCTCATCTGGATCTGATGGCTTATGTGAACCCATTTTAGTTGCTAATAACATTGCTAACGATTGATTGTAAACCGTCGTTAACACAGCCCCCGAATGGTTTAAATGGATAGTGTTCCAAGTGTTCACGTCTATTCCTAAATCGTAAATAGTTTGGATTAAGCTTGATTTTTTTAAAGTGATTGTTTCCATGTTTTTTGTTTTGTTTAATTTTATATCGCAAATATATAAATTTATATTCAATTAACAATGCTTTTGATAAAAAAAAAACTTATTTATATTTATTCTAAATAAAAAAACCTTAGAAATCAACGTCTTTCGTATAAATTCCAATTATCAAATTCATCATCTGCCTCGCTTGAATAGGGTTTTCAAAAGTGAAAGTATTAAAGTTTCTTATTAAACCACTAACGATCTTTTTCCTTTCTATTATTTCTGATGAGGTTAATTTTATTAATGGATAATAATTTTGTTGCTTAAACTCAAGGTATTCACCATAAATAGCGCCGTATCTCTTTTCAATACCTCTCAGATATTGTAACTGCTTTCCGCTTCCTAATCCATTTTGATTGCAATCTGATTTTTGTGAATGAATATTGTGCAAATTATATCTTAAGGATTCATTAGCACCAACACCAATAAAGTGGCCACCGTCAATTTGATTTCCAAATGGTTTACCGCAATCGATACAACAATTAAATTCAAAATAATTATCAATCATTCTTGCGAGTTTATTTATTAATTTTTGTAACTCTGTCTTATCCTTTCTCGTGTAAAGTCCTATTGATCTATTTTTTTTCTCAATTGCTTTTTGTGTTTTTTCTTCTTTTTTTATTTTGTTGAGGTTTTTTAATGCCGTTTTTGTCTGCATTTCAATTTTACAATCGTAATTTGAACAAACCTTATCCAAACTCGAATAAGGTTTAAACTCATTATAACAAATCTTGCATTTTTTATTTTTAATTTTCATTTATCAAATTTTAAACCTCTACAAATTTATAATTTTTAGATAAAAAATAATTTATTACTTCCAACGCCAGAAAATAATGACATTTAGGTTTGTCTTTTCCGTCTTTATATTTACCAAACCCATTAGGCACAATATTAAACTCATTTTCTTTGTTTTTTGCATCCATGTATTTATGATTTGCTTTTTCTAACAATTCCTTTTTTTCTTCAATAGAAAGGATGTTTTTAAAATTCTCAAATATCATTGAGGCGTGAAACATATCACCAAGGTAAAATCCTTTTCCAATACTATCAAAATAAAGCTGTTTAGCTTCTTCATAACTTTCTTGAACTTTCTTTTTGCTTTCTTCTTCTAATTTTATCTGGTTTATTTCTAAATTAATCTCGTTTTTTACGATTAATTTTTTACTCCAAAAAGTATTAATAGGTGCAATAAACTCATCTCTTGTCAAATTATACGTTTTTTCTATCTGTACGTGCATTCTAAATGCCGTCTGAATGTCATTTATCGTAATTCCCTCAAAACGTTCGCAAATCGCTTGAAAAACGCTTTCCAGAGTAATTCTGTCTATTTGTTCGGGGCTAACTCCATAAATACTTCTTGCAACGTAAACAAAAAACTGATTTTCAAACCAATCTTTTGAGTTTAATAGTAAAGGACTTTCAGTAAACAGATTCAATACTGAATTGACTTTGATCGTTAAACCCTTGTTTTGGCATTTCACAGCTACTCGTTCCATTGAGTCTTTGGATAGTTTCTGCAAGTCGTTCATCCATTGATTTTTTAGTGTTATTTGATTTTCCATTTTTAAAGTTTTTATCGTTTTTAATCCACGTTCTTAGTCTTCTTTCCAAACTCCAAGTTTTTTCAAGTTCGTACTTCATTTTTTTATTAGAATGATTTGGTTCAGTCCAATAAAGGTAAAAATCTTTGATTAATTCTCTACCGTATAAATCTAAATAAGGTTTGAGTGTGTCAGCAAATTTTAATTTGCGTTCCTCTATATTATTAATAGTATTATTTATAATATTATTATTAATTATATTATTGGGTAAAGATTCTTTACTACCCTCGTCAAGATTCTTTACTACCTCAGATAAAGATTCTTTACTACTTTCATCGTTTTTCTTTACTGGTAGTAAAGATTCTTTACTATCTGGATAAACAGCCTTATATTTATTAAAACAAACACCATTTACAGCGAATTTATATTTCAATATCAATCCTTTTTCTACAAGATCATTAATTGCTTTTAAAGTCGTAGGTTTTGAGCAATTTAACCATTTTGAGATATAAGCAACTGAACCAGAAAATTCGCTATCTCCGTCTTGGGTAAAACCATAAATTAAAGCGTATGCAAGTAATTGATTTCCAGATAAATTAAGATCGGCAATCATCCAACCTTGAATCGTTAAATAATTTGATCTCATTTATTTAATTGATTTTAAACCCTCAATAGCGTTCGTAATTCCTTCAATTCTTTTTTCCAAATGATCGATAGTATTTTGAATTACTCTTGGATTTGATGATAAATAATAACCTCTTTCGTCGGAACAAATACCAACACCAGAACTTCTTAAATAATTAACTGATTTTCTTAAGTCACTTTCAATAAAACTCAAGCCGTAATATTTTGATAATTCAATAATCTTATGCGCTTTGATAGGCGTTTGACTTTCAATTAATATGGCCAAAACCATATTTATTGTTCTTTCTGATTTTTTCATGTTTTTTGTTTTAATTAATAATTTTTTGTAAATATAATAATTTATATTAATATAAAACAAATTTATACAAAAAAAAAATCGGTTAATTAATATAACCGATCTTTTACTAAAATTTTAAAACATTAAAACAAATCTAAAAAAACGCTTATTATAAGCGACAAAACATGATTTGCAAAGATAGTATTTTTTTTTAAAACTCGTTTAAAATAACCATAGAAAAAACACTTTGTTCTTTAAAATAGTTAATTATTTGAGCAAATTTAGGGATATCGTTACATACGATACAACCTTCCGACCAACCGCCTATATTTTTTTTCACTACCTTTTGGCTAAGATCATGACTGGCGCCGTGGAAATTAAAACCTCTTATATCAGTTTTTACTTCAGTCGTTGGATTTGTTTTTCCGTCTTCAGTAAAATCTCTTTGATACGCAATTCCTTTAATTTGAACTCCTGCGTTTGCACGTCCTTTGTGTTTTCCAAATTTCCAGACGCCATAATTCCAAACATCAGCGCAAACGACTCCAGTTCCTTTGTTTCCTTTGTTAGTTGTGCCACTTGTAACGCAAACGAATTTTTGTCCCCTGAAAATATATATTTTATCGTCGAAAGAATCGGTTTCATCTTCATTTGATCGAACCGCACAAACCCAGTATGTCTGTGGAAAGCCTTTAAAACTTGGTAAACTTTCAGCACGTTTTAAAAGTTCTTCATCTGTGTATTTTTTTACATTGCTCATACGACTGGTTTATATTTACGTGAAAAATGAAAAGCGTCAAAAATTATGTAACTGAATTTCATTGCTTTTATAAAAAAAACATCTACCATTTTAAGCCATTTTCCCAAAAAGTAATCATAAAGCTGTTTATAACTGAATTTATTTTCATCGTTGAAAAGCATAAATTCAAACTCGCATTCGATTTCTATGATCAATTTTTGTGCTTTTAAAAGTTCATCTTTGAACTTTCTTTTTTCAAGCCTATTTTTTGGCTCCCTTTTAACTATTACTCCTTCAATCATTTTGTAAATTGTAAAATTAAGATAATACTGGTTAAAACACCGCCTAAAGAAATCGTCGTTGTTCTCCAGATTTTTTTTCTTTTTACCTCTTTTTGGTATTTTTTATTAAGATTTTCATTTTCAACCGTTAAAAGATCAACTGTATTTATGTAGGATTTTTTTTGTTCAATTAAATAAATATTTTGTTGCTCAATAATTTCTTTTATTTCAAAACATTCAGCGCCCTCAATTAATTTTAAAGTGATCGCTTTTAATTCTTCTTTATTATAACATTTAACGCTGTCTGATGTCTGACAAAGTACGAATGACGCTGTCAAAATCATTAAGATTGTAATAACGTGTTTCAAGTTTTTTTGTTTTAAATTCATTTATTTTTTCAATTTTTTTTAAATCTAATTTTTGGTATAATTTTTCAAGTGAATCAATCTGTTTTTTGTTATAATCAATTTCTTTTATCAACGAATTTTCCTTTTTTTTGTACGTATTTTCAAAAATCAAAATACCAATTAAAAAACTTGTTGCTGAAAACATCCATGCAATGAATATAAAATTAATTAGTTTCATATAACTTCAAATAAATTAAAAAACAAATGAAAAACCATATAAAAAAAGTTATAATAAAAACACGTAAATCAATTTTCATTTTTTAGTAAATCTATATTTTATGGCTTCATATCCGTCCTTTATCGCATGGTCAAATAAATCTGTTATTTCATTCGCGCACCAACCAACAACGAATGAAATTAACATTACAATTCTTGGACTTGCGTCTTTAAAAAAATAATCTATTGCTCCTATCGTTAGGAATCCTAAAGCGCCACCAATAATCACTTGCAACACTAAATTTGATAACTTTAATTTCATTTTTCTGGCTTTAATAAACGAGGCAAATGCCCCAAACATTGTAGCATAAAAATCGACACTATTTTTCATTTAAAAAAGGTTTTTCATTATTGATATTCAAATATAAGTATATTTACCGATTTTTATTATATATTAATTTTATCATACAAAAAATTTATTTATAAAAACTTCTTTTATTTTTGAATTTATCAGATACTTTTGCCATTAAACCAGCCTTTCTATCAAAATCTTTATACTCAAATTCCGCAGTATTTTCAAGAATTACTGGCAAATCTAAATATTTATAAGAGTGATTAAATTTATTTCCGTCAGTTATAAATAAATCATTTTCTGACAATAAAAATAAATCAACAATTTTTGAAGTAATATTTTCGCAAGTTGGATCAACGTGAATTTCGTAAACATATAAATTTTCACGAATTACTTTTTTTGTTTCTCTATTTTGATAAACCAAATTATCAATAAAAGTGTTCGGTTGTGCTTTTCCAATGAAACCATTGAAACGTATAGTATCTAAAACTTTACTTCCAGTAAAATCTATTCCTTCAATTTCTTGGTACGAATTATAGATTGCTTTAATTCTCGCAGTTTGTAAAGCGTTTTTGATCGTCCAAGGTTTTAAATCGTAAACTCCCCAGACTATTTCTTGAGTAATACCAGAAATTGAACAAGAAATTATAATTTTATAGGTTCCAGAGCCTTTTTCAATTAGTACTTCATTCCAATTTACCGTCCAATAAAACGCGTTTGGCGTCTTTACAACGTTTTTCTTCTCTGGTTTATATACAAGTTCTCCAGAGCATGAAATAATTGAAATATCGGCACTATCCGCAACGTCTGAAAGTTTTATCCATGCGCTTGTTAAATCATTTTTCCAAGAATCATTTGAACCAGACGCCAAAGCCATAAAATTACAACAGCAAGATTTCCAGCCTCTGTTTTCTTCTTTGAAAATTTTAGGCAATTTAATTGATTTATAAAATTTAGCGTATCTTTCCTCGATTTTTTCACAATCTCCGCAATATTCTGTACCCACACCAATAAGTGTTTCAATATTCCAATCAGTCCAACCCTCTGAACCAGCAGAACCTTCAACAACAAAAGGATAAATCGGACAATACTGATCTATCGTATCACGCCCCCTGATTAAATATATAGTATAAGGCGTATGCGGTTCTTCAATAGTAAATACCCAGAAATTTATTGATTCGTCAAACCATAAATATATAAATGTCCCAAAAATATCAAATTTATACGTCGGTCTATTGTTAAAATCCAAAACCATTTGAACCGATTGAAAGGTTGCTGTTTGAGGATCGTCATCACCCCGAACTGATAATGTTAATTTGATACAATCACATG